CTTATATTCTCATCTTCAGGTCTCCACATTACTTTATTCGACAATAGAAGCCTTTTAGATAATTCAGGGTTTATACCTTCTTCAAAATAGCCGTAACCATCCATAGCTACATATGGGTTTGCGCCTCCTATAACAACACCCCCACTTGAGTTTATAATCTGATAAATCACATCTACCCAAGCACAATTACTTTGATAGTCATTATAGCTTGTATCTAAGTAGTCTCTTACTAACTCGCTTATTTCAAAAACCGCATAAGGGTTTCCTGTCGTTGGTGTAGTAACATCTTTTGTAATTACATATTGTGCAGTTGCAGGTCTACTTGTTGTCTGTACACCCTCATATATGTAAATATAAATCTTTATCTGTGCCGCAGATGCGTGAGACTGCTTATAATAAAATGGACTTCTTACGTTTATCTTTGTACTCATATCTTTCTATGTTGTAAAGTCTAAAAAATTGTCTATATCCAAACCAAATGATTCTATTAGTTCAGGAGGTAAATTATCAAATGCTTTCTCAAAAGGTTTGGTAAAAAACAAAGAAGGCTTAATACCTTTCTCATATATACTTTTCTGTAGTATAAATCCTATTGTCTTATAATTACCTTTCTTATATTTTCCTTTCTCGTCTCTTAATCTTATGTTCCTAGCCTTTGCCCATTCCATTAATGGTTGCATAGGAGGTTTTTTATTGGTGTACTCGTATATAGTGTTATATCTTTTCTTAGTACCACTGACACCCTTATCTAAGAACTCCCCATAAGGTAGCATAAAGAACTCTAATCCAAAGCTATTAGGACTTACTTTTAAGTCATACCCTAGACTACCATACAAATCACTAGATACATTTCTTTTTTGCTTAGATAGATTACTCCTAGACTGCTGAATAACATATTTAGCAAACTTGTTTAAACTAGCCTCTGTCTTTTTAAAATCCATTAACAGATATTTATGTCATTCTCTATGATTACATCAAATGTAGCTGCCCATCCTGCTAACTGGTTCTCAAACCTATCTCTAAAAGGCTCTAAGGAAGCATCTCCTATCACTTGATACTTTTCTCTATATAGTTGTCCGATTCTTAGTTTCTGTATCAGTTTGTTAAGCACAGATAGCTGAGTGTTTAATACATCTTGCTCATTGTCATTACCTACAAATATATCTATCTCTCTTTCTTTTGATTGGTCTACTATGTCCATAGACAAAATGCTTATATTAAAACTAAGTACGTTCTCTGATGATGTAACACTATTTACTATCATATGAGATAAAGGGAATATAGTCTGTTTAGATAAGTCTACCTCTTTTAAATCTCCTATAGTAACTGTGTTTACATTCTCATCACTTAGTAGCGTATCTTTGATAGTGTCTGTAAGTAAATAAAAACCTCTTATTGATGTACTCATTTCATTTTGCTTTTTAGTCTGTTGGCTTCTATGTCTGCTTTCTCTTTTTCAAATGATAGCATCATAAAACATTTATGTACGTTTAATTGTGTGATATCTTCAAATCTTCTAATATCGCCTTGAGCGAGTGCGTAAATTGAGTGATACCAACCCCACTTTGTTCCGAATTGAGATACTGCACTAAATTGGTCTCCTCCTGCTCCTCCAAATAATTCATCATAGCTTGAGATAAGTCTATCCCTAAATGGTAAAAAAAAATAATGGAACTTACAACTGCCTCTAGTGGCATATCCTTCATTACCTCTCCATCTTCTGCCTCATAGTCTACTATAGAATACTTATCTCCATATTTCTTATCTATAGGTCTGTATAGTACCGCCATTGCTCTGTGCATATTCTCCCAGTCTCCTAAGAAAGTGTCTAAGTCTACATACTCTCCTAAACTGATGTCATCTAGTTTTGGAATAAAGCCATATTCTACACCTTTCATTTTAAAGGTTTTTACTAGCTGAGGTTTCTCATTAAACATATCTATCAAGATATTACATATACTATCTACATCTGAGAATTTCATTTTAAGAGTATCTGATAGCTTTACTCCACAGAATATCTCTATCATCTTAGAAGCTAAAAACTTCTCATCTGTGTTGTTATCTTGTATCTTGAGATACCTTTGGTACTGGTCTAATGTAACCTCTGATAATGAATCAGGTATTGTAATTTCTACTTTCATATTCTATTACTTATATATATAACGTATTTTTTAAGGCATTTTAGTAAAGGTACAAAAAAAAGCACCCATCTCTGAGTGCCTCTTTCTTACTAACTAAACTTACTTATTGATAAACTAATCAAATACTGCTGCTAGTGATAGCAAGCATACAGTTCCTAATCCAAATACCAATATAAATGATATAAGGTAGATAATGTTTTCAGGGTCTTTTTTAAGCCAATTTCTCATAATGGTATATTTTATCTTCTATTCTATTAATTACATATTCTGATAGTAGGTCTGTGATGTCTAGTTTAGACCCTGCTACTTTTACACTCTCTATGTCTATAACATCTGAACAAGGTGGCTCAAAGTAATCTCCATCTGAGCCGTGGTCAAAGTAGTACTCTACCTCTAGTGTGATGTCATCTATCTTAATCTCTAGTTCTTTCATTGTCTGTCTGTTTATAATCTTTGTAATGATGAAGGTCTTGCACCTACTATTTCCCAAATCTCATCTCTTGCCGCCACTATACTAAAGGCTTGAGTATTGATTTCTAATGTCTTGTTTCTGTCTTTAAAAGTTACTAAAAATGTTGTCATAATCTGTCTGTATTAAGCGAATTTAGGAGGGATGTTTTTTATTTTAATTAAACAAAGTCATATAACTCATCCCAACCATATAAAACACAATTATTAATTGCAATTTGGTCTGCCATATAGTTTTTAAACTTATTAGCCGCTATTAATTCTTCAATGCTGTTAAATTTAGCTATTAACTTGCTACTTAATGGGCTTTCAAATACTTCAATTTTTGCTGTTGTCATAATGTTTTGTTTAAAAGTACTAAGCTTTATTGCTTTTGTACCCTACAAATATATAATCCTTATCTGAGTTATGCAAATTATTTAATAACTTTTTTTATTTATTTTTTATCTGATAGCATATTTACCATAGTTTGGCTTACTTAATACATTGTATGTAGCATATCTTAAAGCATCTATTAAGTGGTTGTTTTTGTCTATTGGTATGTTGGTTAGCTTACCAGTCTTATCTTCTACCCACTTATAGTTTCTCATTTCTTGGATAAAATGGTCTCCTTCTATTTTTAGCTTGTATCTCTTTAGCACATCAATTCCTGCTTGGATAGAGTCCCTACCTTTAAGTGTAGGTCTTACAGGGTTACCCATTCTCCTGAGTTCATCTATTAATCTAGGCTCTGCACTATCACAATATATCACTCCATTGATATTAGACTCTCTAAGGAACTTATTTATATCTTGGGTAGTCATATGGGTTCTGTAGAGTAATTCTTTAGCATAGAGCGTGTCTTGGTCTCTATAGACCTCTACTAAGGTTGTTGGGTCATTAGTATATCCAAAGTCCATTCCATAAGATAAGAACTGAGCAGATTCAGGTATCTTGCTTTCTGAGAAATTAAATATAGTAGCCTTAGATATTCCCTTTTGTCCTAGACCATATATCTGCCAGTAGGTTTCATCTGTTTCTTTTAGCCTCTCAATCTCTGTTTTAATCTTAGGGTCTAAGAATGGATTGTCTTTGTAAGTAGTGATATAAAAATCACAGTCCTTTCTAGTGAGTACATCATCATAGATAAAGTGATACTCATCTGATGGGTTGTAATCTAGTATGACTTGTTCCTCTGTTCTAAAGATAAGCTGATTCCAATCCTCTTTGATTATCTCATTAGCTTCATTTATGTATAGTAATTGTCTTTTACGACCTCTTACCTTTTGAGGTACATCTAAGCTAATAAACTCTACTAGGTTGTTCTTTAGGTTGTATTCAGAGTTAGACTTATTGTGGTCAGCTTCTGAGTAGATATTATATGATTTAAGAATATCTAGGAAGTCTCTCATTACTGTAGCCCTAAGAGATGGGAATGTCTTTCTACAGATTGTTATTGTCTTTCCCTCGTTTCTTGCACAGTAGTCAAATATAATCCACAAAAGGATGTTATAAGTCTTACCTGACCTAGTACCACCCTGATGCGCTATTATCTTATGCTCGTTGTTTACTAAACTCCTATAAACCTTATTGGTCTTTATTTTCATCTATAATCTCAATTTCTATTTTAGTAGGGAATCCTCCATCTATCTGATGCTCTTGTCTCTCTACATAGCCTCTGTTCTTGCCTTTGGTTTTTAAATAGAATAGTATTTCATTTGTCTTGTTTCCTTCTATGTTTTCAAATAGCTTACCCTCTACATAATCTATCCTAGCCTCATCCACTTCTATAATAGATTGTGCAAACTCCTCATCTTGCTCTTTCCAATCATAGTAAGTCCTCCTAGATATGTTAGCAGCTTCACAAGCAGCAGAGATTGTCTTATGTTCTTTGTATGATTTTATAAACGCTTCTTTATCTTTCATTTTTGTAAAGTTTGTAAAGTTCTATTTATATAACGAATTG